CCGTGTGAAAATATTCGTCGGAATCCGGCTCGATGTCATTGGCGACCGCCAGATTGTGGGCGGCGATCATCTTGGCATAGAGTTTCTGGTCTCGAGCACATTCGGGATGGGCTCGAACCCATGCGGCGGAGCGCGGCGTCAGCTGGCTGGCCAGCGCCTCCACCGGATCCTGCGACATGGTGCGGATCGGTTGCGGCGCTTGCGGCTTCGGCTGCGCCTCCATGGCGGCCTTGCCGTTCTCCAGCTGCAGTTGTCTGGCGGCTTCGTCAGCCAGCTGGTCATCCAGCACGGCGACGGCGTCCCAGTCGCCTGCCGCCGCGGCCTGCGCCTTGGCGTTGCGGATCAGCGTGCGCTGTACCTTGACGCGCTCGATCGCCGAGGTGACCAGCTGCAGCTGGCTGTCGGCCACTTCGTTCTGCGAGCTGTGCGCAGCCTGCGCCAGCTCGTTGGCGCGCTTCTCGGCGTCGGCGCGCGCCGCCTGCTCGCGGGCGAGCTGCGCCTTCAGTTCGGCGATCGGATCCGGCGTTTGCTGTTCAGCCCTGTCAACCGGCGGTGTCCAGTCTGGGTCGATGTTGGGGTCTTTGGCCATGGGATTCACCAGATCAGGTCAGGCGAGCTGACGCGCCCTTTGATGGAGGTATCGACGAGAAAGCGGCAGTAGACGCCATTGATGCCGGTGGCCCAGCCGTCGGAGGGGCGAAAGATGACCCAGTCCTCTACATTGACGTCTTCGAAATTCCAGCCGCCGGTGCTGACAAAAGCCTGCGCCCCTTTCTTGATCACGAGGCCGACTTTGGATTGGTATTGATCTTCATCTCGCGTCTGGCCGGGCAGGAAGATGCCGGACTTGGTCTTTTCAGGACGCTGGTAGACCGCAACCAGCACGTGGTTGGTGAACAGCTCGATGCCCGAAATGTCGCCCAATTCTTTCAGGAGCTTCAAACGAGGCTCCAATTCATGCTCCATCTGGGCATAAGCCATCAGCGGCCTCTTTCACGTTCTTCGATAATGCGTTCGGCCTCGTCGAGTATTTCGATGGCCTCATACAGGCCCCTCACTTGACCGACCAGCTCGCGGTACGCCTCAAAGGTGGGCACGCCGCCGCCAAACGCCATATTGTCTTTCAAAGCATCGACCCGTATGCGGACCTGCTCCCGCATACTTTGTGCGAACGCGGCCCGACTTGTCAATGCCATCGCTTGATCCTGCTACGTTCTTGCTGTATGACGCCTTGTTCCTGCCCCGGAACCGTGACAAAAAGGGCCCCGCTACGCCGGATGTACGCGAGCGGGGCCTTATTTTGTCTTTACGCCGTCGGCGTCGGCTTCGCGCCCCAGTCCTTGTCGATTTCGAACACCCACGCAAAGCCGGTCTTGCCTACGCCCTCGCTGCCGTCGCTGCACTTTTTGGGTGCCGCCTGCGGATAGACTTCGACCGGAACCCAGTGGCCGCCGACAACCGGCGCTTCACTCTTGGGCGCGGCGACCGGAAGGTCGTCTGAACCCTGCAGCCAGCCAACCGCCTTGGTTTCGCCATCGACCACGATGCAGATCCTGCCGGGCCGGTGCGGGGGCTCAGTCGGAAGCGTCTCGTCGATCGGCAGCTGGATGACCTGCACCACCGGCACGCGCGGCGTGGGGATCGGATGGCCGGGAGGTGCCGGAAGGATCGGACCCTGCGAAGGGTAGACCGGAAGGCCGGGCAGGCTGTTGTCGGGATGGCCGTAGCCGGGCAAGCCCTGATCGGGATGGCCGTAACCGGGGAGGCCATGCGAAGGATGAGGCGGCCTGCCGGGCAGGTCATGATCGGGATGGCCGTAACCGGGCAAGCCCTGATCGGGATGCGGATGTGTGGGGCGATCAAAGCCCGGATCCACCGGCGGCGCGCCAGCGCCAAAGCCCGGATCAACCGGACGCCAGCCGGGCTGGCCGAAACCGGGGTCAACTGGACTCCAGCCGGGACCGACTACGTCGCCAATATCAGCCACTCCGCGAATTACAACATGACGCAAAACCATCATTCATCTCCCTGTTTCATTACTGGCATGTTTCACGGTAGCGACGGCAATTTCCCATGCCCTCCTCACCGCGCTCCGACTTGTATTCGCATGCGAGACGAAGCTCCTCGCATGTGCGGCCCCAGCTGCGATGACGACCATAGTCCGGCAGCGGATTCACGTGGACGCCGCCCGGTCCGATTTCGATCTGCTGGGAACGGGCGGAAATGATGAAGCCTGCAAAAGCGAACAGCAGGATCAGAAGCCCCAGAGCAACGGCCATTGCATGGTTGGCTGCACTTTTTTCGAAGCTCATGGTTTCTCTCCATAGGCTTTGATCTTCTCGAGGCGGCCCTTGCCGCCGCCTGCAGCATGCTGGATCGGATAAGCCCGCCCGCCGGAAGCGCGCGGCATGCCACCCGGCGGAGGCATGGGCATCGGAGGCGGCCCGCCCATCGGAGGCGGCCCGCCTGCGCCCGGAGGCGGCCCGCCCGGCATTGCCGGAGGCGGCACCGGAATCGGACGCGGCGGCGGCGGAGCCGGAGGCCCGCCCGGAGGCTGCTGCTGTTCACCGCCGGGCGCGTGCGCCCCGATGATGATGTTGATATTGGTCCTGCCCTTGCCAGTCTTGCCGCCATGGGCGCGCGCGGCGCGCATCGAGCCGCCGCTGCACTTCTTTTCAGCCTGCTCAGCCTGATCGGCCTTGTCTTCCGCCTCGTCGGGATCTTCTCCCCCGCCTGCAGCGCGGTGGTGCCGCGCCAGTTTCTTGGCGCAAGCTTTGTCTTCCGCCTTGTATGGATGCTCGACCTTGCCGCCGCGCTTTTTCGGGGTCTCGCCGCCGCTGTTGTCTTCGGCGTACCCATGCAGACGTCCGGGGCCGCTCGAGCCATCGTCGCCCTTCTTCGGCAACACAACATCAGCGTTGTCTTTGGTGGATCCGCCCGCATCACGTTTTACCGCGCCGCCCTTCTTGACGTGCAGCAAACCGGGTGCGCCCTGACCGAACTGCATGCGCTGCGGAGCGACGCCTGCGACGTTCTGCGTGGCCTGCCCAGCCGCCGCAGCCTGTTGCGGGCTGGTGATGGCGTTGAAGCCGCCCAGCGGGCCGCCGCCAGCCTTTCCGCCGCGCTTCAGGCCGCCGACGTGCTTGCTGCCATAGATCGACTTGTTGGCGTCCACCACATCGTTCATGGCGATTTCATCGGCGATCTTTCTCGGCATGCCTCCGCCGCTCTTGCGGCCAACGCGGCCACCGTGGGCATGGTGCTCCTCGCCGGTCACCGCGCCGCCGCGCTGATAGGCGCGTGGGGCGACCGGGCGCAGGCCAGCCTTGATGTCGGCGTTGAGCGGATCCGAGCCCTCGACAGGCCCGAATGAGCTGGCGTCAACCTTGCCAGCTGACATATTGCCTCCCAGCCTTTGGGCTTTAGCCTTCATCGCTGCGCGGTATTGTTTTGCTTGTGCGGACATGGTTTTAGTCCTCTCGGGTGTTTGGCCCCCGGGGGCCGGGAAGTTACGACCGCGGCAACTTGAGAGAGCCTGACGACAGCAGGCAGCTGATCAGATCGAACGCGACGTAAATGACAAAAATGACCACGATCGCCCATACGACGATCTTGATGATCTGCAGGATGATGTTCACCGCATCACCAAAAATGCCAGCATTGGCCACCACCCACGGCACGAACAGCTGCAGGATGGCGACGATTGCGCCGACGATCACGATCCAGATCAGCAGCTGTTGCAGCCAAGCGAGTGAAAAGCACATGATCCTAACTCCCCAAAGCGCGTTGGGCGTGTAGTTTGGCAGGTTTGGCCGTGACACGCAAAGCACGGTTCACCATATCGACATCGCCGCCGGTGCTGAACGCAGGCAGGCCCTTTTTGATCTTCTCACGCAACTCTTTCGGCAGCTTGACTGAGTGCAGCGTGGTCTGGGCGTCGTCGCCGCGCTTGCCGTGTTTGGAAGGGTGTTTGATGGTTACTGGTTCAAAATCAGCCTCATGCCCCAACTTTTTGAGAATCTCCTTGAGCCGGGTCGGCACCAGCTTGTCGTAATACGCCTTCATGCCTTCGCCGCCGCCGCGCAGATCGTCGCCGGTGAGCACATGCGCGCCGCTCTTCGGTTCGGTGGACAGCAGCCGGTTGGCCAGATCGCGACCGACATACTGGTGCAGCTGGTCTGGTTCGACTTCCTGCGGCGACGCGCCAGCGCCAGCATGCTGGAAAGCATAAAGATGCTTCCGGCTAGGCTCATAGCGTATTTCGCTGAAGTGCTTCTGCATCCCGTAGCGATCGGCATGCTCTTCGCCCGGCGTCCACGCCAGCCGATCGTGACCGCCTCGAGCCGCCTCGATCAAAGCCCTCTTGAGCCCCAGATCGGTCCAGCCGTTGGTCGAGCCAATATGTGGACCGGCAGGCACCGCCCACTCATGTTTGTGTAGCTTCTGAAAGCGCGCCTCTTCCGCCGGGTCGGCAAAGCCCTCTTTGCCACGGCGGCTGCGCATTTCCTCGAGGTTCTTCTGCCAGTCGGGCTCCGGCTCTGCGCCGCGCACGCCATGCTCACGCGCACCCTGCCCCCAGTCGCTCTGCAGCTCCTCGAGGTGGAGCGCCTTCTCGCCATTGGGCAGCTTGCGATCGGACATGCGCAGGTGGGCCAGCACATTGGGCTCATCCCAATGGCTGGAATGATAGTCTTTCGCTTTGGCCTTGGCGACATGCTCCTGCTGCAGCTGGCTGTAATGGCGCTGCGCCGCAGTCTGGGCGTCATGCAGGGTCTTGTATTCGGCCATCTTCTCGGGATTATCTTTGTCGAGCGCATACTGGTTGCGCATGTGCCAGCCATTAGCCGCCCAGTAAGTGTCGTTCTGGTGCTTGAGCGCCGCCTGCATCTCCGGCGTCGCCGGTGGCGTCGGCGTCTTGGGCGTGTGCATCACCAACTCGCGATAATTCTGGCCGCCGGGGATTGAGTATTCCTCATATTTCGGGCCGCCTGCGCGCTCGCCCTCGTCATCCTCGTCGATGTCGTCGTCGCTGTGCGTGGTCTCGTTGATCCGCGGCAGGTTGAAGCGCATGTGCCCGGCAAGCTGGTCGCGCGTCACGCTTTTTTGATCGCCGAACTTGCCCATGGGGTTGGCGTGCGCCAGCTCCTCCGGCTTGACGCCCTTCATGCTGGCGATCATCTGCTGCGGCGAGCCCTTGGCCTGCGGCAGCGCAGCCGCGGCGTCGCCCGCCTGACTGTAGAGGCCGGATGGCGTGAGGGCGCGGGGAGCAGTCATGGCCAGCGCCTTATCGACCACGCCGCCTTCGGCGTAGCCGGGCACGCCAGCTTGTTTCAAGCCCTGCTGCACTTCCTGCGCGTGCCCAACGCCCTGCGCCATTTCCTCATTGATCGGCTGAACATTCTTCTGCTCGCCCATCATTTTGATAAAACTCGACCGCGCTCCAGCTGCTTCAGACAGCGGATGCGTCATGCCTGCAGCATGATGCTTGAGCGCGAAGCCACGCTGCACTTCCGGCATGGCGTAGTGCGCCAGCACGTTGGGCACGTCGCCGACATACCTACCGCCGGTGGGCACGGGATATGTATTGTGCTCGAACGCGGAGGCTTCCGGGTGCCCGCCCGTCAATTCGACGATGCGGTGCCCGAGCATGTGGCCGGGGGTCGTCAGCGCCGCCGGATCCGTCAGCGCAACGCGCGTGTGCCCGATATGCGGGACGCCTTTTGCATGCCACCCGGCCTTGTCTAGGTGCTTGACGACCAAGCTGCGCGCGGTCCCGGGCAATTTGAGCAGGTGATCGCGCGCCTCGCGCGGGTTGCTGAAGCCGGGCCAGTTTTCCATCGACGCCACCGCCTTGGCACGCGCCGCTGCGTCTGGCTCATGCGCGCCTTTTTTCAGTTCGGCGTCCAATTCCTGCGCCACTTTGGGATCCAGCGGCTGCGCGGCGATCTGCGACATCAGGGCGTCGCTCATCTGGCGGGATGAATCGACGCTCTGCGGGCCCATTGGCTTGTAAACGCCAAAAACTTTGCCGTGTTCGCCAAGTTTCTTGACCGTGTTGGCAAAACCGCTGGCGTTGCTCTGGGCATTGGCCCAAACCGCGCCTTTATTTGGCTCGCGCATGTAATCCGGGCCCGCATGCAGGTCCACAGGCCAGCCTAACGCCTTGTCGTTGATGTGAGTCAGTCGTCCCAGCCGCGAACGGTCGCCGCCGACGTTAATTAGGCTCGCGCCCTTGTTTTTTCGGATGAAATCCTGCCAATCCAGCTGTTTTACAGGCTTCGGCGTGACGCCCGGGATCGGTTCTACTGTCGAAGTGACATCACTGATCGGTCTGGTGCCGCCTTTGAAGTTGGAATACGACATTCCCGACTTCGAATCGAAGGTTTGGTTGACGCCATGGGTCTTTTGAGCCAGCGCCAGCGCCTTTTTAACCAATTCTGGGTTTGGATTGGCGTAATCCGGCGTGTTTAGCAGCTGTTCGCGCACATTTTGGTCGCTCGCGCCCTTCCACAAGCCTCCCAGACCGCCTGCGCCTCCAAAAACTGCGTGCATGGAGCGTGCAAGTTCATGACTGCCTAGATCAGGCCACGTCCCGCCCGAGGTTTTGATGATGCTGCCGCCCTTGGCTGCGTAGCGCATGGCGTGCATCAGGTCGGCGTGCGTCGTTTGTTCGCCTGCCGACTTGTCCCAGATCGCATGATGGGCAAGGTGCTGGTAATAAGGCTCCAAATCTTCCGGTATGCCGAGCTGCAGCGCCTTCTGGCGTGCAGCCAGACGATCGACCGCCTCCTCTGCGCCGCCTACGCGCGACATCGGCTTGGCCGCCTCGCTGGTTGGCCTGCCGGTGTTGAGGATGAGCTGGCGCGCATCGAGCGTCGGCTGGTTGCCCATACCCAGCATCGAGCCCAGAAAGCCCGCCTTGGCGATGTTGACGCCCGGGACCGTCTTGATGAAGTGCCGCCACAGGGTAGGGTTGGCGTCTTTGTGGCGCGACGCCTGCACCATCTTGGAGACGTGGCCTTCCATGCCGGGCAGGTTATGCGCGGCCCACGCCAGCGCCTTGCCTTCGGTGTCGTTTTGCTTGCCGAATGGCCTGAATTTGCGCACGGCGTCGGCGATCGCGCCCTCGTGCACGCGCCCACGCTCGGCGTGGTGCAAGTATTCCTGCCCCATTGGCGTATGCAGCCACTCGCCCATGGCTCCTTCGGGGCGGAGCGAGTCCACGCCTTCGGGCACTTGCCAGCCATTGGCCTCGAGCGTCTTGCGCGGCAGCGCGCCGCGACCGATCGAGGCGCGTGTGATGGCGTAAGCCTTGAGCAGGTCGCGCGGCGTCAGGCCCTTGGTGGCGGCCTTCTCGGCAGACTCGTCCATGAAGCGGCCAAAATGCTGCACATGCGACGGAATTTCGCTCATGTGGCCCAGATCGGCGTGGACGTCGGCCAGTGGCCGCCATGGCATATCCTGCAGCTTCTGGGTCGGCGCATCCTGATAGCGGGATAGATCGATCGGCGGCTTAGCGGGAGCTGGCGGCGGCGCAGTCAGCTGGCCGCCGACGTCACGCCCGGGGCGTTCATCGGGTTCAAAGCTTTGAGGCTCGCGCCGCGGCAGGTCATAGACGCCATGCTGCTGGTTAAGCGCCTGCACTTCCTCGTGCGGCAGCACGCGATTGACCTTCATGCCGCCGCTGATAATCCAGTTGCCGGTCATGTTGGGGTTGGTCTTGTAGCGATAGTGGCCGCCGTGCGGCACCTGATCAGTAATGTGCGCGGTGGCCAGATTGGGCAGGCCGCTTTTCATAATCTGAGCCCGATTGTGGGCGACGCTCTGCCAATCGACGTCTGCCGGGTGCTCGACTTCCGCCCAGACATGCTCGGGCGGGCGCGTGTCGGGCGCTGTGAGCCCCTTCTGGCTTTTGGATCCGATGTGCGTGGCCACCGGCATGTCGCCAGAGTGCCAGCCGGGCCGGTAGGCCAGATCGCCGAGCTTGCTTTTAACCTTGCCTTTGTCCTTGCCCGGGGGACCGGCTTCGGCGCTCAGCCACTTGCCGATCGGTACCTCTTGGTTGGCGTTGACGTAGAGCGGGAACAGCTTGCCGTTCTTGTGCCGGAACAGCTTGTAGGCTTTGACCGTCTTCTCCGGCTCCGGCATGGTCGGATCGACCGCGCCGCCGTCGGCGTAGCCTTCCGGTATGCCGCCATTGTGCATCGGCGCGCCGCCGCCGACGACATGCGGGATGTGCTTGTAGAGGTTGTGCGCCGTCAGCAGCGCCGAGCGGATGGCCCTGTTCATGGCTTTTTGCCTTTCGGCTTGGCGGCGGCAGGCTTTGGCCGGGCTCTGGCGACCGCGATCGCCTTTTCCTTGTCCTTGTCGGCCAGCGCGTGCTCGTGGGCGTGGGCTTCAGCCTGCATGCCGCGCTCGTGCTGGTGGGCCGCGCCCTCGATCGCCATGGTGCGGTGGTCTTCCGCCTTGGTCTGCAGCACTTCTTTGGCCAGATTGACGGCGTTTTCCTTGGCTTTGGCCTGCAGCTCCTCTTGGTGGTGGGCGTCGTCCATATGCGTGCCCGCCACCTTCAGCTGCAGCTCCTTGGCGCGCGTCCCAGCGTTCTGCAATTCGGCCTGCGCCTTGGCTTGCGCGATCGTCATGTTGTGTTCGGCGACCGTCTGGCCGGTCTCGGCCTCCATGCGCTTGGTTTCGGCCATGTGGCGATCGACTTCGGTGTCCACCTGCCCGCCACCGGCGAGCCCTTGCCCCTGCGCCTCCGCCAGCAGGCTCTGGCTCTTGGCGTCGGCCACCTTGGCGTCGGCCTGCGCCTTGATCATCTGGGCCTGCGCCTGCGTCTGCTTGGCCTGCGTCTCGGCCTGCTGCTTGAGCAGCTCGGGCGGCGGCGCGGCCTGCGCCTGCGGAGGTGCCATGAACTGTTGCGGATTGGTGAAGCCGAGCGCCGACACCGCCGCGGTGTCGATCGCGATCGGGTCATAGAGCCCGGGGCTCTGCTGCTGCAGCTGCTTGAGCGCCATGATCTTCATGATGCGCTGGGCGTAGCTCGAGGTGTTGGGGTCGGCCTGCGGCGTCAGCTCGTTGTTGTTGAGCGCGGCGAGGAAAGTCTGCTCGTCCCATTGCGTGGCTGGCTTTTTGTTGGCGCGCCAGAACGCCTTGGGGTTTTCCTTGAAACAGCGGACCATCAGGCGAAATTCTTGCGCCTGCGCGGCGTGCATGCGCTTGTGGACCGCGTTCAGCACCTTGGTCGCCTGCTCGATCAGGGCGAGGATAGTGCCGACCGGGATGTCGGCCTTGCCCTCGCCGACCGGCATCTCGGCGGTGCCGCCAACACGCTGGCCAGTCTGCACCATGTTGTCGATCAGCTGCATCAGCGCCGGGCTCGGCGGCTGGTAAGGCAAGGGCATGATGGCCTGATTTATGGGTAGCCCGCCGGTCTTTACCAACGCGCCACCGCCCGGCGGCACGCGGAAGATATTGGTGTTCTGGCGAGCCCCCGTGTCTGCCATCAGGAAGCCGGGGAAACTGGCGAACATGCCAGCATCGAGCATTTCTCTCCATGCAGCCGTCGTTGCGTTGGTGGTGTTGCCAAGGATGTGCAGCAGGCCGAGGTCGTAGAAGCCCAGCCCGGGCACATAGGTGTATTTGACGAAATTCTCGCGCGCGACCGGCAATTTTCGCGTCTCTTCGTCAAAATTGCGGGTGACCGACAGCACTTGCTTCGACGACACGTCGATGGTGACGCAATAGGGCACCTCGAGGCCGGACACTTTGCCCTTGTGCTTGTGTTCGTAGCCCTTGATGTCCAGCTCGCAATAGCACTCGTAGATTTCCCGGTTGCGGTCATCCGGGCGCATCGAGCTGGGCGTGATGCCCTGCTGGTTGTTGGCCGCCTCCTTGGCCGCGTCGGTCTTGGGCTCGAGCGGCGTCGCCAGATCGATGTCGCGGTAAGCGCCGATGATCTGCATGCGCTTGACGGTGGACGGCTTCATCTGGATGCGATGGGTGACGCGCTTGGCGTTGGCTAGGTCGGTGGCGGCGTCGTTGACGATGAGGTCGTTGGCGTCAACCGATTCAGACACGGGCCGATTTCGTAGCGGACAATTATAAACTTTCTTGAACGAGGTGCCGCCGAATCCAAGCAGCAGAAACATCTTATCCGTGTCGGGATAATATTCAGTGGCGGTGACCGTAAGATAGTGGTTGAGGTCTTTCTGGAGCGCATTGGCCACCGTGTCTTGCTGGATATTGCCCTGATTGCCGTCGTCGCGGATCTTGACCGGGCCGTCGGTCGGCAGCATTTCCGAGCGGGCGTTGGCCTGAAAACGCAGCACGGCCTCCTGCAGCAGCGGGTGCCGCACCTTGGACATGCCTTCGACCGGAGCGCCGTCGGTCGAGCCGGACACGTTGGGCAGCTCGATCTTGAACCCGAGCAGCTTGATGCCTTGGGCGCGCTCCTCGATCCAGTCGCTGCGGCTCTGCAGGTCGTCATCGACGCCGCGCAGCAGGTCGTCGGCGATGCGCGCCAGCTCGTTGTCTTCGATCTTGTCGGCTAGGTTGTCGAACCAGCCTGCGTTCTCGTCTTCCGGCGCGCCGATCAGCGGGTTGCCGTCGAGGGAGACAGTGACCGATCCATCGGCATGCTCGATCTTGATGACCGCGCCGGATTTATCGACTTCTGGCGCGCCTTCGTAATTCTCGTTGTCGTGCCTGATTGAGAGGCCGGGGGCGATCGCGCCGGGCACTCCCTCGTTGGTGACGCGGATAGAGGGTGACAGTCCCGGCACAAGCGGCATGGCGCGTCCTCGAGGGATGTTTGGCCCGACTATACGTCCAGATGGGGCTCCGGGTCCAGTTCGGCCTGAAAACGACGCAATCCCTCCTTGGCCGCGGCGTCTTCGTCGTCGGCGATGATGGTGTAGTCGCGCCTGTGCTCGTGTGACGGGTCCGAAACATAGACCTTCCACATCGACTTTGACGGCATGCCGCTGGGAAACACGAAACGATCGACAGTGGCCTGCGCTTTCATCATCACATACCCTTCAGGACGTTGCGGAGCACATAGCCCTCGAGCGCCCAAATCTTGCGCCGGGCGTCGTCGAAGGCGATGCGCTTGGCGATGGTTTCATCGAAAGTCATCGGCGAGGAGCAGCCAGCCTCGCCGACGACGTGATAGCCGTTCATCAGCTCGATGGCGCAGATCATCAGCGTGCTGTCAGGAAAGCGATAGTATTTCACCTGACGGATGCGCTGGTCGATAATTTCCGGCGTAATACGCGGCGCAGTCTTGCCGCCTTCGCGGATCTGCATCTCAACCTGTTCTTCGGCTAACCTGCTCATAGGCTTTTCCTTCACATCGGAGCCGCCCCAGCCAAGGGCGTCAAGTTCGACTTGGCTGCTGGTTTTCCACCGCCAATCCTGCATTTCATCGTTGTAACGGTATTCGCCATCCCAGCCGCCGGTGTTGGTGGCGACAAACGCCTTGACGGGCTTGTCATGGGTCAGGCCCTTGCCGTGCAGCGGGCCGCCGTGGCAGACGCCGTTCAGGAAGCCATTAAGGTTCTTTTCAAAGACATTCGGCACGTCATTGCTCTCCCACAGCCATTTTTCAGTCGCGTCATGCCGGTACTGGCCAAGCGAAATCGGGCCCGGTGCCAACAGCTCCTTGGTCGGGAGGTGGTTGGCGTAGCACAGGCCATCCCATGGGCCGCCGTAGCATCTCCCGGCATAAGTCACGCTTTCACTCCCACGCCGGTGATCAGCCGACAAGTGCCATGCGTGGTCGGCGCGACGGCGTCCGGTATCCACGACATGCAGCGCGTGGCGATGCAGTTCATGTTTTTCTGGATGTCCTCATCAGTCGCGCCGTAGGCCAGCCGCATGCCGCGAGAGTTGGCGACATGGGGGGTGCCGCTGACCGGCGGCACCGCAATGATCGTGATAAAAGGGCACCACAGCGTCTTCGCCACATCGATAGCAAGGCCACTGATCGGCGCGACTTTGTCAGAGATTTCGGTCATGATGCAGCTCCACCCAATTCCAGAAACCAGCCCCATCGTTGCAATATTCATTGCCTTCAGGGGCCGAGACAAATCGCGAACCTGCTGTCATGCGAAGGCCCTGCCAAGGCCCGTCGCGACAGACGCCAATCCACAGCTTCACCGGCTCAAATGGCGGCACCGGCGTGAACAGCGGCGGCTTAAACTCGCCGCTCACTGCCTGAACCGCCCTTCGATCCACGATCTGGGCTTGCGCTCGCGCGTGGTGGCGACCGGCGGCTCTTCCTTGGCCGCGGCGCGCTTGGGCTCAGGCTCGCGACGCTGCGGCTTGGGATCAAACTTCGGGGTTTCTCTCTCGTGGCTCATGGCGCGCCTCTCCGTTTTTCGGTTTTTCGCCTGTCATAAAGGCAAAATACTTTTCTGCCGCCTCGATGACCTGCTGCGGCGGCAGCGTGCTCGCCAGATTGTTGGCGAAGGCGAGCGCCTGCACGCGCAGTTGAATCTGCTGGTCTTCAGTCACGGCACAACCCTCCAGTCCTTGGCCAGCATGTCGCTCTGGCTTGCGAGCCAACCCATCAGCAGCTCGCCGGTGGCGGTCTTCATGATGATGCAGGGCAAAACTTTGACCGTGCCGCCGGGCTGCAGACGGGCGTAATCGCGGGCAGGCTTCGACCACAGCTTCTCGCTGTACACCTCGCGCGCTCCATTAACGCCGGACAGGGCGATCCACATATCCTTGCCGTTCCAGCCGTCGCGCTGCACCTTGAGACCGCTCTCCATCAGCAGGATGGCCGCGCCGAAGTCCATATTGACGCCTTGGATCGACGGCATGCGATCATTCTCGGCGACGTGGGCCAGCTCCTCCATATTCTGGCGCTGCTCGGGCGTCTGGAGCGGATGGCCTTCGTCCGGCTGCGTCGGCCCTGCGCCAAAGCCGCCCACGCCGTAGCCGCCCGGGTGCGTCTCGTCGAGCGCATCAGCAATCGAAGACTTGATATTCCCAACGCTGTGAGGGAAGCGTGACATTGGTGTTCTCCTGTCAAACCGAATACAGAGGCGGGGGCTGCTTAACATTATTGAAATCCATCTCGTTGGCAAGGTCAGCCAGATGCTCTTCCGAGCGAATTAGCAGGCCGGAATCGCGTAGGTGGCGGATGGCCTGACTGACGGTGTCGGTCAAATCATCGTGCTTGGCCTTGGGAAAGCTGGCGACCTGCCGGATCACCAGCTCGGCCCATGATTTGTTGGGCGCATACACCATACCTTCGGCGAAGAAATGCTCGACGCTGTGCAGCCGCGACAGCTTGTCCTGATTGCCCGGGTTGATGAGGTGGACCGCCCATGGCTCATGCGCGTAGAGGCGGCGCAGCTCCTGCGACACCGATATGCCGCTGGCCTTGCTCTCGATCAGCAGACGATCGACCTTCATCGACTTGCAGGTTTCGGCCACCCGTTTGACCAGATCATGGATCGACAGCCGGTCCTGCCATGCGAACATCAGCACGATCTTGCTCATGCCTTCAGGGCCGCCGCCCTTGGGCATCGGGAACGGCTTGCCGTAGCGATCGGCCCCGCGCGTCGTCATCTTGTCGTGCTCGCCCGAGAACACGCCCCACACCGTCATGGCGCTATAGTCGTTCTGGGTCTTTTCGGTGTAGGCGGTGTCGATCGAGGCGAGAATAAAGTCGAGCGGCGGGTACTCGGGCTGGACCCACAGCAGCCAGTCGGCGTCCTTGACCACGCCGCCGCCTCGAGGGGTCGGCGCTTGCTGCATCTGCCCGGCGGTGGCGTAGGGCCCGAGGATCTTCTCGTCGCGATCGACCACCGCCAGCGGAAAGCGGGCCGGGAACAGCAGCTCGCCGTCGATCTGGCGCGGATCCTCGTAGCCCAGTCTGGTCCCGCAGGCCCGGTCGGGGTCGAAGCGCATCGGCAGCATGATGTGGTCGTAGCCCATGTCGCCGTCGAGGATGGTGCCGCTGACGTCGTTCTCGTGCACCCGCTGCATGACCACGATAATGGCGCTGGAGTCGGGCCGGTTGAGGCGGGTCGGCAGGGATTCGCGGAACCACGTGCAGACGGTCTGGCGATCGGCGTCGCTGTCGCCGCCCTTGACGCTATGGGGGTCATCGACGATCACGATGTCGGCGCGCCAGCCGGTGACGCCGCCCGCGGCGACCGCCATGCGCCAGCCGGTGGCGGTGTTCTCGTAGCGCCGCTTGGCGTTCTGGTCGCTGGTCAGGATGACGCGATCGCCCCACAGATCCTGATACCACTCGCTCTCGATCAGGCGGCGCATCCGCATGTTGTCGCGCTCAGCCAGCTCGATGTTGTGGCTGACGGCGAGGATGCGCAGGTGCGCCTTGTTGCGCGGCCCCCACAGCCATGCCGGAAAGAACACGCCGACCAGCATCGACTTCATCATGCCGGGCGGGACGTTGATCAATAAACGATTGTAGACTTCGTCATCGACGCGCTCCTCGCGCTCGATCGCCTCGAGATGCTGGCAGATGAAATCAATGTGCCAGTTGTGAAAATAGACCTGCCCGGGCTCGATGTGCTTCCACGCCATCTTGACAAAATCAGCCAGACTGCGCTCGCACAGCTCCTTGTCGATCGACCGCTTCAGGGCGTGGGCGTCGATCGTTCTGGGCAGGCTGATTGTGGTCACTTCAGGGCCTTCTTAATGGCATGGTATGCCGCCTCGAGCCCAACGCCGATACTGAACAGCACGATAACAGCCAGCACCGGCCACAGGGCGTCAGTCATGGTCATTTCAGGGCTTCAATGCGTTTGTGCGCCTCGTCGAGGCCCAGCCGCAGCCACGCCGGGTCGGCGCAGACATGCGTCCAAAACTCGTGCCGCGCGCCCTCGAGCGTCTCATGGCGCACCTTGATCAGCGGCCACGTGATGTCGGTGTCAACGCTGCGCTTGAGGCCAGCCCACCAGTCAAGGATCTTGTTCAACACATCGACCATGGCTGTCCTCCGTGGCGT